GATGTATAAGGACGGCCAGATGCCGATCGAGGTATTCTACGAATACTTCCTCGCGGCAAATGTCATCCCCGAATACGTCACCTTGGAAATGTTCAAGGGGATGCTAGAAGACGAAGGCCAGTTCCCGAACAACCCGGACTACAAGGCTCGCAAGGACGGCTTCCCGAGTGCCCAGCAGCAGCGGCAGGACGAACTCCAGCGCGATCTCGCGGACATCGAAGACGAGAACCATGGCGACGAACTCCAGAGCGAGGCCGATCTTCTCGACACCGAGTTGGAGCATTCCGAGCAGGAAGCCGAGAAGGCCCGCAAGGCCGCCAAGGACAATCCGGGTCTCGTTCCTCCGGTTCCGGGCCAAGCCCGCGACGCGCTGAACAAGGACAAGCAGCAGGGCGGCAGCCCAGCACCGGCCGGCGGAACTCCGCCTAAGAAGCCGAAGCTCTCCGTTCCGCCGAAAGCAGGGAAGTAACGGGCATGTCCCTGCCGGACTATGAGATTCACGTCTCGGCTGACCGATTGAACTCCCTTTGGGATAGTCCGGAAGAGGACGAGAGCTTTCCGTTCGGCGAAGATAACGAGGAAATCGACCGTATCATTGCCGAGGAAATGGGCGCTCCAGCCCGTCGAAGCCGTCGTAAGCCGCGTCGGTAGAGGATTTTCTGCACCTTTCGTGTTTATTTTCCTTGACATGTTCGTGGAAATCTCGTAGACTTACGGCTCATTCAGCGTTCACCGGGGTCCGGTCTTACACGCTGACTTCCAAAATATACCCGTTGGCTCACCTAGTGGAGCAACGCGGCTCCGGGGGAGCCGGTCTAGCAGAATCCCCCGAAGGTTTCCCTTCGCTCATTAACCTTAACGCCCGAGCGGCGGAAGAAGTGAGTGAAGAGATTGAAATCCTCCGGAGGGTCCGGAGGTAGGCTTTTGCCTTGTCTTCCAGTCCCTCGGTGAGGAACTCTCTTAATGCCTATCATCAATTTCGACTCCCTTGATCTGGTCCCGGAGGGACTCAAGGAGTTTGCCACCAACGACGACGCGAGCGGCAAGATTGTCGTCAACGTCGTTCCGAGCGTGAAGCTGGACGAGTTCCGGAACCGCAACATCGAGGTCTCGCGCAAGCTGGAACAGCTTGAGCCTCAGGTGGAGCGCTACCGCAACCTGATCGGCGACAACGTGGACGAGTTCGAGACGCAGCTTGCCGCCCTCCGGGACGTGAACAAGCGGGTCAAGGACGGCGAACTCAAGGGCAACGACGAAATCGAGCAGGCCATTCAGGATCGCGTCAAGGCGATCCGCGACGGCTACGAAGACAACGCCAAGTCCCTGCGGACCGAAGCGACGACGTTCAAGCAGCGTGCCGAGGCCCTTGCGGTCGAACTGGACCGCACCCGCATCTCCAGCGAGGTCACCACTGCGGTGATCCACCCGGACAGCGGCGTCAACCCGGCGGCTCTGCACGACGTTCTCCAGCGTGCCTACGGTCTGTTCAAGATCGAAGACGGCAAGCTGGTCGCGAAGCAGGGCGATGCAACGATTTATGGTGCGGACGGCTCTGAGTCGATCACGCCGGCCGAGTGGCTCGTGAAGCTACGCGATCAGGCTCCGCACTTCTTCAAGGGCAACAACGGCGGCGGCGCTGCCGGTGGCAAGGACGAGAAGATCGGCGGCCTCACCAAGGAAGAGATCGCCCGTCTGTCGCCCGAACAGAAACTCGCGCTGGCGAACAAGGCCGGTGGGAAGCGCTAAGCGCTAACCACCTCCACGGTCAAGTAGTCGTCAGCGTCCACGAGATCACCCCGGCTTTTAGCTGCCTGTCGGGGTTAGTTTAACCAACCTCTTAGGTAGCTGACGACCACTTTCCCTCAACAAGGAGTTCTATCTGTGCTGACTCTTCACGAAGCATCGAAGCTCGTTGACACTGACCTCAAGCGTCAGGCGATCATCGAGATGTTCGCTGGCTCGACCGACCTCATGTCGGCCCTGCCTCTCATGGACATTCCGGGCAATAGCTACAGCTATGCTCAGGAAGCCAAGCTGCCATCGGTCGGTTTCCGTGGCTACAACGACGCCTACGCTGCGTCGAACGGCGTTGTGAACTCGCAGAGCGAGACCCTCCGCATCGCCGGTGGTGAACTCGACGTGGACACCGCGCTGGTGAAGACCCACGGCGAGGGCGTTCGCTCGCGTCAGGAAGCCATGCAGGTCAAGGCCATGGGCCAGAAGATCACTGCGGCTTTCATCAACGGCGATAGCTCGGACGGCGTGTCGTTCGACGGTCTCCGCGTCCGCGTCAACGGCTACCAGCTTCTGGCTGCCAACGAAGACGCTCCGAACGCCAACGGCGCTCTGAGCCTCGCGACCCTCGACGAGGCGATCGACCGCGTTGACAACCCGACCCACCTCCTCATGTCCAAGCGTATGCGTAACCTGCTGTCGCAGGCCGCGAAGGACAAGGATGTCGGCGGCAACCTCGTGTTCGACAAGAACGACTTCGGCAGCCGCGTTGCGTTCTACAACGACCTTCCGATCCTCATCACCGAGGACGATGATCAGGGCAACCGCATCATCGACTTCAACGAGGCCGGTCCGGCCGGTGGCGCGAACAGCCAGTCGCTCTACGTCTGCTCGTTCGGCGACGGCAAGATCGTCGGCCTCCAGAACGGCATCATGGATGTCCGCGATCTGGGCGAAATCGACGCCAAGCCGGTTTACCGCACCCGCGTCGAGTGGCTCATCGCCATGGCCGTCATGCACGGCAAGGCAGTCAGCCGCGTGTGGGGCATCACGAACAGCAAGGTTGTTCGCTAAGCCTCAGGAAATTGGTGGGGGAGGGGCTTCGGCCTCTCCCCGCTGATCCCCCTCCTCCACCTTCCTCCTCTGAAAAGGACATTCTCCCATGTCGAAGCTCAACTCGCGTTTCCGTTACATGTATGACGCTGCTCCGGCGGCGGCTCTCCTGCCGAAGGACGGCGTTGCCAAGACGGCTTCGTTCGACGGTCCGACCATCACCCTCGACAAGCTGAATGGCTTCTGGAACGTCCCGTCGATCGCCGCTGACACGGTGTTCCCGGTCGCCATCAACGTCACCGCCCTCGACAAGACGACCGGCGACGAGACCTACACGCTGGAACTGGAATTCGGCACCGCCGGCTTCGCCCAGACGGTCCGCACCCACGTCCTCGCCGTCAAGGCGACCGGCCAGTTGGTCGCGCTGGTGGACATCGACACCGTGACTGCCCTTCTGGGTGCCCGTCCGGCCGTTCTCCGCCTCAAGGGCACGCTCGCCGGCACCACGCCGTCGATCACCGCCCACGCGTTCCTCGCTGGCAACATCAAGGGCCAGTAAGTCCGAATGAAATGGCTGGGGCTCCGATGGCCCCAGCCATTTTTCTCCCGACAGGATTGAAGGAACCACGATGTCGAACCCTGATCTGCCCACCGTCTACTCGCCCGCTGGCGAGCCGTTCGAGACCAGCAAGGCCAATGCCCGCGATCTCGTGACCCACGCCGGGTGGAGCTACACCGCTCCGGAAAAGACGACCAAGGCCACTCTGGCCGCCACCACCGCTCCAGTTACTCCGCCGGCCGCGCCTGCTGCGCCGGTGACCCCGCCGCCGGTTGAAGAGACCACGGAAGAGACCACGGAAGAGACCTCGGAAGAGACCTCCGAAGAGACCGCTGCTCCCAAGCTGCGCCTCACCGTCGAAGACTTCGCCGACCTCACGGATCGCGCTGACATCCGCGCCTACATCGAGTCCACCTTCAAGGTCGATGCCGATGGCCGCAGCAGCCGCGACAAGCTGATCGCTCAGGCGATCGCGCTGGCAACCGCCGCGTAAGAATTCACCCCGGACCCGCCTCTCAACGATGCGGCCGGGGTCTCAAGACCGCCTCGGCGGCTCGCGCTCGGCAGGCAACTCGCTTGCCGGGCGCTTTTCATTTCCAAGGAGACGCACATGGTTGTCGAAGATGGGACCGGTCAGGTCCTTGCCAATGCCTACGCCACGGTGGAAGAAGTCGATGCGATCCTCGCCTCGAACATTCACTCCGGCTGGACCATCCTTGATCCGACGACCAAGGAGAACCTGATTGTCTGGGCGACCCGCCTGCTGGACGAGCGCGTCCGTTGGAACGGGAAGAAGACTCACGACACCTCGGGCCTCGCTTTCCCTCGCACCGGTGTCCGCGACCGCGAAGGCATTGCGATCGACGATAATGTGGTGCCCAAGCAGGTCAAGGTCGCTGTCGCCGTTCTCGCCGACCACCTGATCGCCGGCAACCCGGATGCCGTCAACACCGCCTCGAACCTCAAGGGGCTCAAGGTGGACGTGATCGAACTCGACTTCGACGCCAAGCTCACCGTTGCCAAGTATCCGGCCGAACTGTCTCTCATCCTTGAGGGCCTCGGCCGTGGCACGTGGGGCCGCAGCGGCCCGAAGCGCATCATCAAGCACTAAGCCATGGACTACGGCGCACTCACTCGTAAGCTCGTTGAAGACGCGATGCGGAAACTTCCGGGGTTGACGAAGACCATC